TCCTTCTGCCATGCCATAATGCACTCCAGTTAAATTATATCCAGCAGCCGAACTAGCTGGGTCTTGATAAGTACTTGGGACTGATTGTGCTGTAAGCATCGAACCAGTTGCTGCTGTTGTACCTCCACCAATCCACCCTCCAACTGCTGTTCCAAGTGCTGAAGCAATTTGTCCAACCCACCCTGACCCTGACCCTCCTGCTGCTTGTCCAAATAACGCTTGCATCATCGGTTGAATGATTGTGATTTTAACAGCCATATCAGCAATCATTCTGGTGAAAGAGTTAAGGATGTCTGAAAAACTTACTTCCGCTCCCATAACCATATCAGTCAAAGTATTACCAAACTCATCTCCCCAAGACATGATACTGGATTGCATGGTTTGATAAGCTCTATTATGTTGTAATTTTATTTTACTTATAGAATCAATTTTAAAGTCTCTCAATTCCTCCGCACCAATTTTACCCTCAGCAACTAATATATTATATGCTTCGGCTTCTTTTTCAAATTGTGCTATCGCAACTCTTGAGGCTGACTTAGTTAATGCCATCTTTTCCAGATTAAAGGACTTAAATGTTTCCTTTAATTCTTTTGCGGTCTCATCAGCACCATTAAATAAAGCATCAAGATTCTTTTTTATTTGTTTGGCTTCCTCACTCATACCTCCCGTCCCAGTGCCAAACCTTCTTTGTGCCATCAGTTGTTGTATGAAAGTTCCTTTATCTTTAAGACCTAATATCCCTTCTGTTTGTTTCTCCCTATCACCTAATGCTTTAGGGTCAAACTTTAACCCTCTATTACCAAGACTTCTCCCTACCTTGCCAATCGTGTTCTTTACCGCTCTTGCTATTGTTGTCAAATCATCTGCTAGTTGAAGGAAGATATTAGCAAGCTCTTTCAAAACCTTTGTAAATATTTCTAAATCCCCTCCTGTCTTAAAAGATTTTAAGAAGCCTATCACTAACTTAGTTGCTTTCGTTATTGCTGGTGCAAAGAATCCTCCAATATCAATCCCCATATTCACAAAGGCTTGTTTTGCCCTCCCTAACTGTTTCCCTAACGACTTCAATCTAACTTCTACTTCTTTATCAATAGAGCCTACGTCCTTCAAAGCTACACCATGAACATTTAATACTTTAGTCAAACCATTAAATACTTCTACTGCCCTCCCAGCCTGTCTTATACCTGTCAACTGTTGAGCTACAAATATCTTTTGGTTGTCATCAAGTAACTGGTACGCTTTCATAACCTCAAACAATATATCTCTACCACTCTTAAAAGTACCATCGAGATTCTTTTGGTCTATTAATAATGCTTTTAAAGTATCTCTGGTTCTAGTTTGTGTGCTAGTTAATCTCAACATAGATGTTCTCATAGCCACAGCTGCTTCACTCCCTGACCCGAACACTTCTATAATTGGAGTAAGTACGGCTGCTGTTTCTTCCATTGTGAAACCCATCAGTTTTGCAATAGGAGAAAATTGAGCCATACCTGTTGCCAATTCACCGAAACTCGTTGCAAATTTATTAGATACCGCATTGATAAGATTGAATGCTCTGTGTGCTTCTGATGCTGGAGCTTTAAAACCTTTCAATATTCTTGTCAATTTTCGAGAAGCATCTATTACTGATAGTTCACTAGCAGTTGCTCCCTTCATTGCTACCTCTTGTAGTTTGAATGCTTCCTGAACTGTGAAACCTGCTTGTTTAAAATTGGCTGCTCCCTGAAGAACCTCTGAAGCTGCCTCGCCAAAGGTGTTTGATATCTCTTTAGTAATTCCTATAAATTGTTTAGCACTCCCCTCACTATCCAACATCACCTTCTGTAAATCGAGCAGAGCATCTTCAAACTTTACAAACTGCCTTGTAGCTAATCCTATACTGATTCCTACAGCTGCTCCAAATATAGCTACAGTTGTCCTTACTTTTCGAATCACTGCTCCAACAGCAGTAAAACTTTTGGCAGCTCTCCCAGAAAACCTTTTCATCTGCATTTCGGCTTTCTTTAACTCTCTTTGGAGTTTATAGGTATTACCATCTATTGTCACCATCAAAGTTCCAATATTAGCCACTTTGGTTATCCTCCTTTTTAACAAATTTGGTTGCCATTGCTGACATTTGCTTCTTCATATATGTTACCTTATCTTTTTTAGTTTCCTTCTCAAATTTAGGCATAAAATCTTCAACCTTAAATGGTTGTGGTTGTTTCTTTGAATCTCTATTAACATTTGCTAATATACAACATATCTGTGCTGTCTGATAATATTGTTGTATTTCTCCAAACGGTTCTACATTGTAATACAATTCCCATTCTTTCAGCTGTCTGGAAGTCAGTCCTGCTAATAAATAATCAGGGTGCCATACTCCCAAAGCCAGAGCTAATCTAAAATGTAATCTTCGCTCTGGCGACTTTAGTTTTTTGACATATCATCAACATCTTCTTTAGTAATCCCTGACAATCTTTGCCCTACTTCAAATATCTTATCTAAAGCGTGAGCTGATTTCTTACCAAGAGCTGATATATCTTTCTCACTAAACAACTGATTGCCTTCCTCATCAACACAAACAGCTACCACTAATTTTGCTCTAAGATTTTCAAAAGTCCTTTTGTTTGTATCAATATTAAAGATAGACTTCTCGAACTTGTCTCTCTCTGCTCCTGTCAATGTTCTTACAAATACATCCCCATTCCATTCCTTGATATGAACCTTCTCTGTCTTTAAATCTTTTACTTCAAATATTTGTTCTTTGGTTAAGAACATAAGTCACCTCTTTCTTAATTAAAAAGTTTATGATGTCTGAGTTATCTGACCATCAATTGATATTGTCACTGTCATAGTTACTTTGTCATCAAGTGGAACGTCCAATGTGATGTTAGTAACCCAACCTCCAAATGAATACTCTGTTGCAGCAGTATCTGAAAGTACTATAACATAAGCCTGATTAGCTGAGTTTTTTTCAAAATCAAAGTTGAATAAATCATACCCAGCCCTAGTGAAGTTCATATTCAAAGTAATTTCTCCACCATCTCTAAATCCACTTATCTTCTCTCGATACCCACCAGTAGAATCTAAAGTCGTAACATCTATAATATCTCTTGTCTTATTAAAACCACTGATAGAATTTATTTCTGCTACTGCTACAGAATTCCTCTTGAAAGTCGAACCTACTCCTGAAAAACCTGAACTTGCCATTCCTTTTCACCTCCTTAATTGTTAAAAAATTATGCCGTTCTGTGAATCCTAAAATTCAAAGTCAGAATCGGTCTGTCACTATCATCATACCCCAAAGAAATTATGTCTGACGAAGCCCATATTCCTTGATATACTGTACTATTAATAGTCTGGTTATTAAACTTGTGTAAGACTCCCTTAATTGTATTCATTGTTGAATAAGCAATATCATAACCCATTCTTCTCCCCCTGACTCTTACCTGTACCGTTGGAAACTCATTCCTTTCCGTACTAGATGCTGGTTCAAATCCTCCTGTATCAAATACTGTAACAACAGCATCTGGAGTAGTAGGCTCCCGACTTATAAATAAATTGGTCCCTTCTGCTAATCCTGTAGCCGATGATGACAATGCCAATATCGCTGATACATCTTCTGCTGGACTATTCATACAATACTCGCCCTCCTTTGTATAATCTTAAATATGTTCCTAGAATTATTCCTTAACGCTTGTTCTAAAAACTTAGACTGACCAACCGTAAACTTTCTACTCTGGGGAGCTTCATGCACTGCTGCTGCATAGTGGGCTGTATAACCTATCTCTGCAAAAGGGTTGACAGTCATAATACTTTTTCTTCGTTCCACTGTTGGATTGTGTTCAGTAGCAACCTTTGCTCCTGACTTATCACTGGTATCAAATGTTCCTTGTTCTATTCTAGACCTAGTTTTTACCTTTCCTCCACCCCATGTGATGTAGGCGCTGTTCCTTAGATTTCCTGTATCAATCGGAGTAATCCTTAAAGACTCTCCTTTTACCAAGACCGCTGCCTCTAGCATTCCTGCTACTGTCTTATTCTTTATCTTCTTCAAGGATTTATTTAGACCTTTGACTACTTTATCTAACCCAGTTATTTTAACAGCTTTTGCCATTACAATATAGCCTTTCGTTCAAAATCAGTTGCTTTTAAGTTTGGTGTTTTAATAAACTGTCTTATTTCAAGAGCTCCATCAACATCTTTTGGATTTGCTTCTGAAGATGTTCCCAGAAACAACCACCCCTCTGAATCTAAATCCTGACCAACAAACACAAACGCTTTTGACACACTTTCTCTGCCAGTTGAATCTATGAACAAATCCGTTCTATCTTCCCATCTCCCAGTTATTTGTTCTGGAGTTGCGAAAGTTCTAGCTCCGAATTTATCCGTAACTGGAGTGTCCCAATACGTTATTGTCTGATTATGGTTCCTAGTCAACATAGTCATGTTATTTTCCTCAATTCAAGGTCGCCAGATGACGCTGGAGACACTTTTTTAATGATGTTCATATATAACCATATAAAGATTAAGTCATATCTATGGCATCAACCGTATCCACCCTCGCTTTTCTCTTACCAGCATTAGCTAATATTCCTGTGGTATCTAAAACTAAAACCTGTTGTCCATAAGTAGTCAAACTCCATCCTAATCCTCCACCCCCGAATTGACTTCCTACAAACTCTATTGCCGTAGCTCCTATCTTCTCCTTAACCGCTTGTCGTTCTATTGAACAAGCTACTAAATGTGCGGACACCCACCTTTCTATTTCTTTGAGGTGGTCAGTAGTTAGAGTGGTATCCGCTCCCAACTTCTCAGTAACC